TCGGGTTCACCACCCTCACGGGTAGTTGCGAACACACGACGCTGGCCTTGCAGGTGGATGTTGGTCTTCTCCTTCCAGAACTCGACGGTGTAGTTGGTTGTCCCCGTCTTCTGTCCATCGTCGTCAAGGACGTCCTCACGACGGCACCACAATATCTGGTTGAGGTTGTTGTCGGTGTTCTTCTCCCAGTCGGGCTTCCATGCACCCGTCTGTTCGTTGCGGAACACCTCTGCCTTGAGATGCGTCTCCCAGAACACTTCAACGCCGAGGCGCATCAGTTCACGACTAACCATCGTCAGTTGGTGGAACCGTGTAGACCTGATTGACCAGTTCCATTGGTTGCCCACCAATCGGTTGGGGTCAGACGCCTCGATGCCGTCCTTCGCCTTGCCCAGTTCGATGACCTTCATGTTCACGATGCAGACGGTATCCCACTGGTCTACGGCACTCACGAGGAACTTCGCCAGTCGTGGTCCCTTGTAGTCGGGTTGGTTCTGCTTGTGCGCTTGCTTCACAGCGGTCCTGCCAATCTCCATCACCCTGTCGTGGGTTGCTGGGTAGTCGTAGGCCGTGCGGTCGTGTGTAGCCATCACCCACGGTGACAGGACACGCACGTTAGCCGCACGGTCACGGTGGTAGGCACTGCGTACTGCAGCGGCACCACCGTCGAAGTCGAGGCATAGGATGTAGTCACCAGCGGCGACCTGTTCATCGCTCAGACTGTCCACTACAATACCGGACTTGCCAGTACCCTCAAAGCCCACGACACCACAGAACACGTGACACCCGAGGTGTTCGTCTGCTGCAGCCTCAATCTCGGCCTCGATAGTGCCGTTTTCGCCGCCGCCTCGCGCGCGCGCGGGTTCTAGAGGGGCATCTTCGCCCTCTGATGAGAACTCCTCGTCCACTTCTCCCTTCTTCTTCTCTTCCTTTTTCAATGCGTCAAATCCACCCATTCAATCACTCTCCTCTTCCGGTCCGTACTCTATCTCAAAGTTCTGTTCGATGAAGCCTATCAGTTGGTCGCCCATGTCTATCTCACCTTCGGGCCACCATCTGTTCTGGATGTAAGCCGTCAAATCATCATACTCATCTTCAGTCAACAGCCCCTTCTCCCACATATCCCGTAGGTACTTACCGAGGGTCTTGCCGAATGCGTTGTTGTGGTTCCACCACTCACTCACCAGCATGTATGGTTCTTCACTCAATGTCTCGTATGTTGAGTATTTCATTTCTCATTCACTCTCCAAATTGGTCTATGCTCGTGTTGCCGCCTTCAGCAGCGGGGACGACGAATCTCGGTACTGCATGGACCCCGAAGGCCCTGATTTGCGGGAGTTCGCCCTCTTCCTCATTCACCTGAACGCCAAGACGCCCACACACGAGAATTGTAGAACGCTCCGCATACGGGAGCCACTTCTTGCCATCCCGATAGTCGAAGGGATGGAAGGTATCGTTGAGGAATCCACTGACCCGCACGTTCAACTCACCACGGAATCCTGACGGGTGTGCGCGCTGTAGGTCCCACGAAGTCACTCGGATGTTGTAGGTCTTGCCGGTTTCATCGTATTCGGTGTCCCAGCCCTCCTTGAACAGGTTGGTCACCTTGCCCTTGATGAGAACAATCGGTCCAATCGGGTTCAGGCCCTGAACTTCCTTGAGGTTCGCTTGGTAGTGTTCCAGCGTATCGGTCAATGCCACGAAGTACTCGTGCAAGGCCGGATTCACGCAGAACTTCTCTGGGGCGAGTTGCGCCCGGAGGTCATCTTCCACGAAGTCGTTGGTGTAGGAGATTTCACTTGCCCACTTGTTGGGGAGGCGCAGAACGTCCGCGAAGTCGGGGTTCTGGTTCTCGCTGGTGTTCGGAATCACCTTGATTCGGCATGGCTCAAACAGATTGGGCAATGCCTTGGTATCCGGCGAATCTAGTCGCCACAGTTTGACGTCGTTGCCGAAGTTGCCCTCGGTGTTGCCGAGGAAGTAGTAGTACCGGCTCCATAGTTCCGCTCGGATGGGGTCGCCCTTGTTCTTCGCCCAGTCAGCGGTCTGTAGTAGTGCTAAATTGGTTCCGGGGATGAGGAACCACGGTTCCTCGTTGTCGCTCGACTCGTTGGTGGTAGTGCCGCTGATGTGCCATGTACCATCGGACTCCTTTGAGCAGACGCCCACCAGACCCGCTGCGATAGCCTTGCCCTTGTCCTCGTTGTACGCACTCAGTGCTTGCTCACGCATCCACTTGCGCTTGTCACGGGCCTTGGGGTCTACCCCAACGAACATGCCCACCCAGTTCTCGGTCTGGAAGCCACTGCCGCCGCCGCGACTCGTGATGACGAATCCTTCCGATGCTTCCAGAAGGAAGTCCTCATCCTCGTCTTGCCACGACTCAACAGCAAACTTGTCTGACAGGTAATCAACGAACTTCTGTTGAGCATCCTCCAGTGTAATGCTGTTGGCCTCGGCGTAGCCATCCAATCGTTCCAGAACAGCCGGAGGCCATTCTGTTGTCTGTATCTTTTTCGGTATATCGTCCATATCCAATTCACTCTCTTTTTCCATTTCTATCCTTCAGCGTAGCCACGAAGTAATCGTAGTAGGCATCATCACCTGCGGGCCAGTTATGGACCCGTTCTACGAACTCACCCCACGTCACGAGGAAGGAATAGTACTGGTCTGGTGTCAGACCGAGGGAATACACGTTAGTCCGCAGTTGCTTCATCACATGAAGGCGGGGCAATCCCTTGGTTGCCACCTTACGCAACTCCGTTGCTAATGCGCCCCACTCACCTGCAGCGATGGATATTGCAGGGTTGCTGAAGTCGGCCTGTTCAATCAACAGACGGTCTGCTAGCGCTGTTTCGGTGTGTGGCAGAGATTGGAGAATGTCTATTGCACTACGGAGGTCGCCCTCACAGACCTGATTCAGGTGTGCAAAGTGTTCTTCCCAATCTTCATGGAACCCTTCATCAGCATCAATACGATTGAATAATTCAACAGCCGCATCATCAGTTGCGCGGTCGAAGTGGTAGACCATGCAGCGTGACTGAAGGGCCGGAACGATTGCGGAACCATCGTTTGCTGTCAAGATGAACAGGGTATAATCTACGCATTTCTCCATCGTATTCCGCATGGCCTCCTGCGCTTGCTTGGTCAGACCATCAGCCTCATCGAACAGAAGAACCTTCCGTCGGCAACCGATTCCACCCTGCTGTGCGACCTGCTTGACTTTGCTCCTGATGAAGTCTATCCCGCGCTCGTCGGACGCGTTATACTGAACGTAATTCAACGGGTCGTAATACTTGCCCAGCATCATCCTCGCAATCACACCCGCCGCGGTCGTTTTCCCCGTTCCGGGTGGGCCAATGAGTAAAATCGCGGCCGGATACTCGCCACGCTCACCCCATTCCTCGCAATCCGCACGGAAATCCGGGCAACCAACCATCTGGTCAATCGTCTGGGGCCGGTACTTCTCCCGCCATTGTGTTGCCATCAATACCATGTGGATTCGGTGGGGTATATGAAAGCGGATAGCGCAAACGGTCCATTTCCGTTGCCAGTGACACCACAGTATCGTATGTCCACCTGTGAGGTGCATCCCTGAGCAGATGCTGCATCAGTTCCATACTCTCACGGTCAAACACCAGTTCCCGAATAGGCCACAGTAAATCTACCACTTTTTGGATTATGCCCTTGTTGTAGATGAACCTCGCAGTGATGCCGTGGGTCATTTCCATCCACTCCATAAACACAGGTTCCTCGCGTCGTGTCAAAGTGACACGAGTAGTCACATAGTACCCTAATCCAGTGGTGTCGTTGATTTGCACGTTGCATAGGAATCTCGCTTCCCTCGCCAACCAACCCAACATCAGGGAGTCCAAACGGTCTGTCATTCCATGAACACCTCCAGAACCTCACTCAATTGCACAGTATCACTGAACCCAAGTGTGGTGTCCACCCCAAGGATTTCAGGGTCGGTCAAGTGATAGTGCCTCTCCCAACTACGGATGCCCAGCGCTGCTGTCTGGATGATACAACCAGCATCATCTATGCGACCCCACGTATCATCTATGCGCTCACCAAAGTTAGGGTGTGTACGCATGGCATTAGCAACATCATCCGGCATCCACACCTCCGCCAGTTGGACCGGCGTGTATCCATCCAGTGCCGCTAGTCGAACACCGATGCGGTCCTGTACACGACGAGCATTGGTGACCAGTAGGGGGAAGCACAACGGGTGCCGTGTCATCTGATACCCCCCTAGGAAGTCCTCGTTGTAGTAAGGAACATCATCTATGAGTCGCAGTATGTCACCATCATCCAATGCGCTGACTAGTTCTCGCATTTCACTAACGGTGGTGATAGATTGGGATGAATCCCTACGGGAACAGTATGATTCCTTCCACACTGCCACACCGTCAGCATACAGTGTGTCCTGTACAGCGATGGCATCACGGTCCCCTTCCTCGTCGTATTCGACCTCATAGATGGCAGATAGATGGTCAGATTCCCACTCATCCAGTATGTCACCCGCCCGTGAGAACAGGATAGCGTGTGTCCCTGTGAAGTGTAGGTACCCACGAGGTCTGCGTATGACCTCGTAGTAGGTGGTGGGGAACGGCAGGGTGACCCTAGACCACCGTTGATAGCGGGGGGTAGGTTTGATGTGAGTGCCGGGGACCATCGGTGATTCAACGAGCAGGTCACCCCGTAGTGACCGTTCTAGCACCTCTAGGAACGGTGCATAGGCACACGCCCTACGCATGGTTCCTACATCATACTCCGACAGTCGTGCGACCGCACGGAGCATATGCCCTCTCGTGATAGGAGGTCGCTCATTCAGGGCGATTGCCCAGAACAGGTAGGCCTCGTCCTCCGACAGCACATCAACGATATCCGCCAGTTCATGATGTGGCATAGTGGACAGCATACGGCATGCATCATCCACCGTCCAATCGCTCTCAGGATTGCCCGCTGACTCGGAGGCAATCAACGGCACGAATGCCTTGCCATCGGCTACTCCTGCCCACTCCTCAGGGTGGATGCCGAAGTACTTGTGGACACGGTGTAGGAACCACTGGTATCCTATGCGTGGTTCATCATCGAACCACAGCAGAACGCTCTCCACCCAGTCGTCACTTGTCTGAATGAAATCCTCGATGATGGTGTAGGTCTTGTGGCGGTCATCATCGTTGGCGCGCAGGAGCGCTGCCGCTGTCGCTGCCTTCCAGAACCTCACCACGGCCCCTCTCCACGGAGAGGGCTACCGCGGTGGTATTTCAACTACTACGAGTGGGAGAGACGTTGATGTTGAGGAGGGCGCATATGTCCTTGTAGCGGTTCCTGACGGTGACCTCAGTGACACCTGCGGCTTCAGCAATATCTCGCTGTGTGCATCGTCTACCTACCCCTTGTGCTTCCATTTCCAGACTGGCGATGTAGATTGCCGATGCACAGATGCCAGTCGGACCCTTGCCGCTGTCATGTTCAAACTCTTCGCACTGTTGGATGATTTCGTTGGCCCGCCCTATGACAGCAGGACACAACTCTAGGTCAGAACAGAACCGTTGTGTGTACATCTCCGGCCTAGGCACCTCAACTCGTATCTTGAGCCGCCGCATCAGGAATCGTGCAATGCGACCTATCTCCTTGCGTCCGGTGCGAGCAGCCTCTGCTACCTCGCGCAGTGTGCGTGGCACACCTGCCTCACGACACGATAGGTAGACACACGCAGCCGTCACACCCTCTATGCTGCGTCCACGGATGAGGTTCTCAGCGATGCTATGGCGATAGTATCGGGCAGCATTTTCACGGATGGATTTCGCCAGTTCCAACTGACTGCCCATACGATTCAGTTCTTGTAGTGCGACAGTCAGATTGCGGTCGCGTGAGGTGGTGACACGCGCTCGCTTGTGCCACTTCCGCATACGGTAGTACTGCGAGCGTGTGCGCCTAGACAGTGGACTACCCGAGTAGTCCCTGTCCTGCCAGCCGATATCGGTGGACAACCCTCTGTCATGCACCATCTCATTCATGGGTGCGCCAGTGTGAGCCTTCCTATCAGCATCCTCAAACGAGTAGGCGCGCCACACGGGTCCGAGGTCAATCTCGTTTTCCGCCAGCACGAGGCCGCAATCTAGGCATATCGTTTCTCCACGAGTACCGTCCCACTCTAGGCTGCGGCTCAAGCATTCGCTACACTTCACTATGTGTTCCTCATCCATTGTATCATCTCTCCGTTCCACCGTAATCGTTTGCGACCGACACCTGACGGCGTAAAATCGTGTCGCTGTCAGTCGGACTCAAGCAACAAACCTAGTTGCTCGCACAGGTCACGGGCCTGTTCTCGCGTCAAGCGGATGCCCGTCTTGGTAGGTGACTCACCTATCTGGTGTGCATCGGTTCGCCAGAACCGAATGTCTACCTCTAGTTTGCTGTCGTCGTCCACGAACTTGATTTTGCTCAACCGTAGGTTGTGATACTTCCCACGGCGACCCTTTGCTGGGGTCTCCCAGAACCTCACACTCTCCTGTTCCTCTTTGAATCCCACTTCACCATCTCCTCTTCACCCTGTACTCAGACCTTGCCCTTGCCCCATTCCAACGAGGTGAGGCCTGTGATTCCACCCATCCAGCATCGCACAGATGCGTGAGTGTCGTCTTGATATCATCCGAGTCCACTGTAGGCCCAATCACCTTCTTCCGTAGTTCAGCCAAGGTCTTCCACTCGGTGTCAATGGCTAGGATGATTGGGATGAATCGCTTTTCGATAACCTCAGT